GATTTTGTGACTCAATGAATACTGATTACATTTACAAGTAAATGTTGAATTGACTGTGCCAAGTCCTAAGACTTGATTGGTCACTATGCATTAATCGATGGTAAAACAGTTTGGCAAGACGGGCCAGTAGTAATGGCGATGGAACGTGGTGCGACTCTTCTTCTTGATGAGGTTGACCTTGCATCAAACAAAATTATGTGTCTCCAGCCTGTACTGGAAGGAAATCCACTTCTGATTAAAAAAGAAGGAAGGATTGTCCGTCCTAAAACTGGTTTCACAGTCATGGCGACTGCAAACACTAAGGGTAAGGGTTCAGAAGATGGTCGGTTTATTGGAACCAACATCTTGAACGAAGCCTTTCTTGAAAGATTTCCGATTACAGTTGAACAAGAATATCCTTCTGTTTCAGTTGAGAAGAAAATCATCAATAAGTTGATGTTTTCTCTTGGTTGTCTGGATGAAGAGTTTTCTGGAAAACTGGTTGACTGGGCGGACTTGATTCGTAAAACCTTTTATGATGGTGGATGTGATGAAATTATCGCCACTCGCCGTCTGGTTCACATTGTTCATGCGTTTTCGATTTTCAAAGATCGTATGAAAGCGATTGCAATGTGTGTTGCAAGGTTCGATGATCAAACCAAAGAAACTTTCATGGACTTGTATTCCAAGTTGGATGAAAAAGTTTCGATGCCTTCCGATGAAACTGAAGAAGGTGAAGATTCTGAATCGACTGAAACTGAAGAAGAAGAAGACGAAAATTTCAAACCTTTCTAAAAAAGAAAGTAATATATAATAGAATGGTGGTCAACCCCTGACCATCGTTCTATTTTTGTATCTAGTGAATAATATGAATAAACCTGCATTTAGTGAAACTGTTCCAAACGAATTAAAAGAACTAGGATATGTTCCGCCAATTATCAAATCGTATGATAATAATGGCATAAATGTGTGGTTAAATAACAGTAGAAAAATTTATGATGTTCCGTTTTGGCAATTTACGATGGATGGTATTCAATGGATGGTTTTGGATGAAAGACATGGTTCTGCATCTCAATTTTATTCACATTACAAATTGGCCAGAGGTCATGTTATTTGTACAGGATTGGGATTTGGAACAAGAGAACAATGGTTGGCGTCCAAACCAGAAGTAACGAAAATAACAGTACTGGAAAAGTTCAAAGAAGTAATAGATTATCACAAGGACATCGGCACAAAATGGCACGACAAAATTGAAATTATTAATTGTGATGCAAACGACTACAAGGGTAGTTGTGATTTTTTGTCAATCGATCATTATGAATATGATGATGTACTAAGAATTTTAGATAGTATAAAAACAGTATGCAATAATATTACTTGTGAAAGTGCATGGTTTTGGATGTTGGAGCCGTGGATTAGATTGGGATACATCACAGACAATACAGAAAATCCTACCATCATTCCAATGAAAATTCGTTATGGCGGAAAAGAAAATGACATCCTAGAAAATTATTCCAAAATAAAAACATATTTTGAACATGTGAATTTACCGAACCTTAACGAAGAACAATTAACCAAATTTATTGAGATGTACTAATTATGGAAGTAAAAATACCAGTAGAAGAGTTGCGAGAAAAAAAGATTATGGTTTGTACGCCAATGTATGGTGGAATGTGTAGTGGAATGTACGCTAAAGCTGCATCTGATCTTGCTACACTCTGTACACAATATCAAATGGACTTAAAATATTTTTATCTTTTCAATGAGTCCTTGATTCCCCGAGCGAGAAATTATTTGGTTGATGAATTTATGAGAAGTCATTACACACATCTCATGTTCATTGATGCAGATATTCATTTTGATCAAAATGATGTTTTGACTTTAGCTGCATTGGACAAAGATATCATTGGTAGCCCCTATCCGAAAAAATGTATTGCATGGGAGAAAGTTCGTAATGCAGTTGATTCGGGCCTTGCAGATGAAGATCCCGAAGTCCTAGAGCAATACACAGGAGATTATGTTTTTAATCCAGTAGAAAATACACATAAAATTCAAGTTGCAGAACCAGTTGATGTTTTAGAAATTGGTACAGGTTTTATGATGATTAAAAAGCAAGTGTTCGATGATTTTCGTGAAGCATATCCTCAATTTAGTTATACACCAGATCACAATCGTTCAGAACACTTTAAGGGTGATAGGAATATTCATGCATATTTTGATACTGTGATTGATTCAAAGGCCTATTTGGGTGATATTGCAGGAGGAAGTGATCGATATCTTTCTGAGGATTATTTCTTTTGTCAGTTTGTCCGTAGGATTGGATATAACATTTATCTTTGCCCGTGGATGAAAGTGGGACATATGGGTTCTTATGTTTTTGCGGGCTCAATGGCGAGTTTAGCGAATCTTGAATTTGCAGCTCATGGATTGGATACTGCGAAAGTAAGTGGACATAAAAAACGAAGAAAGAAAACAACAAAGAAAAAAGAATAAATGACTTGACAATGTGTTAAGAAATTGTTATAATTATACTATTAACTAAAACTGAAATAAGGAAAATAAAATGAAAGTAAGTGAAAGAACAACCAATCTTTTGAAAAATTATGCAAACATCAATCAGAGTATAGAATTTCGTGAAGGAAACATTCTTAGGACTGTTTCTCCATTGAATACTATTCTGGCCTCAGTAGAAATTAGTGAGGAGTTATCAAAAACCTTTCCGATATATGAATTGAATCGGTTTCTTGGTACGTTGTCATTGTTTAATGATCCAGAGTTGGATTTTACTGATAATGGTGTTACGATATCCGATTCTAATCATGAAGCGACATATCGTTATTGTGGAAGTAGTTCCATGTTTCAAACACCGCCTGAGAAAGATATAACCTTTCCAGAACCAGAAGTTGAATTTCGACTGACACATGATGTGTTTAAAAAGACCATTAACGCAGCAAACATTTTAGGACTTCCTGAAGTGGTTGTTGAAGGTGATGGAACTGAAATAAGATTGTTGGTGTCCGATACAGGTAATGTATCATCGGATAATTTTTCAACTGGTGTCGGCCCTACGGATAAAACATTCCGTATGATTTTCAAAACAGAAAATCTTAATAAAATCATGGAAGGGGCATATGATGTTTCACTTTCTTCAAAACGAATTTCACATTTTAAACGAGAGGGTGATTCGTTACAATACTGGATTGCATTAGAACAAAATTCAACCTTTGAGGAGTAATTATTATGACCGAATCTTTATTATGGGTTGAGGGATATAGACCCAAGACCATCGATGAATGTATACTTTCCGAAACAATTAAGGGAACTTTATTAGACCTTGTAAAAGATGAAAAGGTTCCTAATCTCATGTTTACAGGGCCGTCAGGAGTTGGTAAGACAACTGCAGCACGAGCACTTTGTGAACAAACAAATAGCGATTATCTAATTATCAATGGTTCAGATGAGGGTCGAATGATCGATACCCTGCGAACCAAGTTGACTCAATTTTGTTCTACTATTTCCTTTGGGGGTGGTAGGAAGGTTGTGATTATAGATGAAGCGGATTATATGAATCCCGATTCTGTTCAACCAGCCATGAGAAACTTCATCGAGAAGTTTGCAGAAAATTGTTCATTTATCTTCACTTGCAATTACAAAAATCGAATTATAGATCCGATTCATTCACGATGTGCAGTTGTGGATTTTGGATTGGGTAAGGAAGAAAAACCACGTATCGCAGCCCTGTTCATGGAACGATGTGTGTCAATGTTGGTAACAGAAAATGTGACTCATGATAAAAAAGTAATCATAGAACTAATTAATAAACACTTTCCAGATTTTCGGAGAGTGATAAATGAATTACAACGACATGGTACTTCTGGAGATATTGATTCTGGTATTCTTGCAAATATAGGAGAATTGAATCTCAATCAATTGATTTCTGCGTTACGAGAAAAGAATTTTCTGAAAATGCGCCAATGGGTTTCATCAAGTGTAGACAATGATCCTGCATCGGTTTATCGTAAAATTTATGACAAATTATATGAAGTAGTAGAGAAATCTTCTATTCCTGCAGCAGTATTAATTATTGCAGATTATCAATACAAATCGGCCTTTGTTGCAGATCAAGAAATAAATCTTGTTGCATGTTTGGTTGAATTGATGGCAGAATGTGAGTTTGTATGAATGAAATATTTGAAAAATTTGGAAAAACAGAAATTTTTGGTAAACGTATTTTACATATTGCCTCTCCTGTTCGATGGAAAGGAAGTAAGTATGAAGTAGAGCGTTGTTCTAACTGGAAAGTAATGATGGATACGGTGAATTTTTTGCCAATGTGTCATCACTATATTATGATTCCAGAACGGAACACGCTTACTTCTTCTAACGAACTTTATTCGATGGATAACGTAACGATAATTCCGTTTCCTTATCCACAATCGGTAATGCAGAATCGTGCCAATTTCGATGGCAGAACATTTTGTAGAATCTTTTCTGGTAGACAAAAAGTTGAATTTCGTCCTGGCGAATTCATTACATTACATACTTCTTCAATTGATATTGATTTTGTATTTTGTCATCAACCAGAAATTCTTACAAATGTTCTTTGGAATTTGTTGTCACTTCGTTATGGAATGAACAATACAGATTCCATATGTTTTTTCCATTGGGTTGATTGTAATGCATCAAGTCCTGCACCAGCATTTCCTCCTACATTTTTCAGACAATTTGAAGCTATTGATAGATGCAGTAAAATCTTTTTCCATTCTGATATGAGTTTAAAATATCTCATGTCGAATTTTGGAGAAAAGAAACCCCATGTTCTTGTTCCAGATGAAAAAATTCTGATGGATAAAATTGCAAAGATGCCATTGAAAGCGAAACCACTTCCTCAAACGAATGGTGAGTATTGGAGCCCACCAGAGGGAAAGAAAATTATTGCATTTAATCATAGATGGAATGAAACAACTGGTGCAAGACAACTCCATAAACTGATGGAGGGATTACCCGAAGAATACCAAGTTTTGGTTACTGATGAAAAAGTTAAAAAACCATTATCTGGATATTCTCCAGTTGAGACATCTGGATTAGAAGAATTAGAAGAAAATCAAGAAGAATCTGTATTTGAACCAGGCAGATTTAAATATGCATACGAAGGAATTCCTACATCACGACTTGGTTCTATGGAATTATATTCTGATTTTCTTCGTGGTTCGTATGCATCGGTTGCATGGATTAAAGGATATGCAACATGGAATTTGTCGGTACAAGATCCGATACAGGTGGGTACACCAACTCTGGTATATGATTCTCCTATGATGAGAGAAGTTCTTGGTGATAATTATCCATTTTATTTTAAGACAAAAGACGAATTTCAAAGAATGATTCAAAATATGCCGAGTGATTTTTCTTATTCCATACCGAAACATGATTATACGTTTCGGGATAATTTAGTAAAAGCCATGATGAGTAGTTGGCAACATACTAAAATGAATAAAGAAGGTTCATTTTGTAAGCCATGGTTATATTTTATTTTGAATGGGTTGGAATATAAGAAAGATTTTTTGTATCAAACACATCCGATTATGGTGGATGCACAAGGTGGAAATTCTTGGGAAACAATTCGTAGATGGTGTTTGCAATTTGGATTGAAAGATGATCCAACTTCTCGCCATACTCGTTTGTTTATTCCAAATGAGGATATAAAGAACAAAGTGGAAAAATATTTAGAAGGATTTGATGGTTCTGAATATTCTATGAAAGAACATGAAAAATTTCATAGTGAATTAAATAAAAGTAATGTAAGATCAACTCTAAAAGAGTTTATGTCATGAGCCCCTTTGATTTTGTAAAGCAAATTAATCATGGTAAAATAAATCTAATGGACGAAACTCCCGAATTAGAAAAGGAGTATAAACAGTTCATTATAAATCGTGCATTGAGTTTTAATCACGATACGGCCCTTTATGCAAACGAAATGAACGTTCAAAATCACCTAGATTCGAAGCTTCAATTCGACTTTTTTCTAAATATAATCAGACCGAAGAAACGGTATGGAAAATGGTTGAAACGTGAAAACAATGGAGTTCTCGAATTAATCAAAGAATATTGTAAGTGCAGTTATGCGAAAGCGAGAGAATACTCTACTTTACTTAATGATTCGCAACTGGATATTATTAAACAAAAAATTGATACAGGTGGATTGAAAGGACAAAATGAGTGAAAATATCATTCAAGCAATGATTGAAGTAACACTAAAAGAACCCGATGATTTTCTCAAAGTCAGAGAAACCCTTACACGAATCGGGATTGCATCACGCAAAGAAAAAACTTTATTTCAATCATGTCATATCCTGCACAAGCAGGGAAAATATTACATAGTACATTTTAAAGAATTGTTTGCATTAGACGGAAAAACAACTAATTTTTCTGAAAACGATGAAGCAAGACGAAATACAATTGCCAATCTTCTCGCAGAATGGGAATTGATATCTCTTGTGGAATCAGATAAATCATCAGAACCCACTGTGCCATTGAGCCAGTTGAAAATTCTTTCCTTCAAGGAAAAGGATGAATGGGAGCTTACTCCCAAATATAATATTGGAAATAAAAGGGATTCTGATGAGAATGACGAGTGATTTACAATTTTATAAATTATTTTCAGGTGTAAAAGACCCCAAACGAGCTACAGAAGGTTCAGC